CTCCATCTACCTGATAATGATTACTTTGATACTTCTCCAGACTCTTCGACTTGGACAAACAAAACAGATGACCAGAAGAAAAGAGCATTAATATCAGCTACAAGATGGATTGATACTTTAGTTTTTTATGGAGATAGATGTGATGATAGTCAGGCATTAAAGTTTCCTAGAAATAATTATCAGGTAGATGGAGTTGAACTAGCTTGTACTGCAATACCAAACAATATTAAGTATGCACAATATGAACTAGCTAGAGCATTAGCAAATGATACCGATGCTATTACAGGAACCACTGGTAAAGATGGTAATTTTTCTGAAGTACAGTTAGGAGATTTGCAGGTCAAATATAATACCGATAGTCAGGGAACAGGATCTATAAATAATATTTTAGATGTTTACCCGTGGTTACAAAGTTATCTTGGAGCATATCTTTTAGGTGGTGCTGGTAGCTTCCAACTTAGAGTGGTTAGAGGATAATGGCAGGTCAATTAGATTCATTATTTAAAAACGCAGCTAAAAGTGTTGTATCTCAACTAGGTACATCACAAGATTACAGTATTACTTATACAAAGAAAGCATCCCCTTCTTACAATACTTCTACAGGAGCTTTGACTACAACTGATACTAGCTACAGCATTAAAGTTCCAATATCATTTATTAGATCAGAAGAAGAAACTGGTCAAGAAATGAGACAGGCGAGACTGTATATCACACCAGATCAGATTGGAGATAATCAGGCAGATTTAGATGATGAGATTACATTAAGTTACGCTGGTTCAAACAGAGTCACACAGATAGTTGATATTGATACAAAAAGAGGCGGACAAGTTTATCTTTTTATTATTTTGGTGCGGTTCTAATGGCAACAAGATTTTTAAAAGATTTACCTAGAGATCTAGATAGAAAGATTAGTAGAGATTTTAATAATCTCATAAAAGATGTTCATTTTGAATTATCTAATCGAAACGAAACCCAACCAACAACAATGCCTGTATTTACAGGATTTTTTGCTTCTAGCTGGAAAGCATCAAATAGTCCAGTAACAGCTAACCATAAGGTAGAAAACTATGAACCTTGGGCAACTCAAAGAAAAATAGTATGGCAAGCTTTTTCTAAAGGACAAAAGATTAGACCTCCAAAACCAGTTGTTCAACCAAGATTTCCTGTAGGTTCAGGTAGTCGAGTTTTTAATTATAGAAAAGCAGTTTTTATTGGAAATAAAGCAGAATATTCTCAATATGTTTTAGAAGGCGGAGAGATTCAAAGATTTGTTCAAGGTCAATTAGGTCGTTTGATAAAAGAAAATATGTCAGATAAAGGTAAGATATTTATAGGAGGAGCTACATCTGAGAAGTTCTCAGGTACTACATATACAAGTTTTGAAGCATGACCTTAGTAAACACAAGAGCAGCATTTGAAAAAGCAGTAACAGATGCAGTTGCAGCAGCAGACAATACTGTTGAGATGGTTTATGACAATGTTCATTACACTACGCCTGGAAAAAGTACAAAATATATTCTGATGAGTTTGAATTTTACTCAATCAACACAGCAAAATCAGGGAGCAGCTTCAGATTATTATGCTGGTGTGATTCAATGTAATGTTTACGTTCCAAAATCCAAAGGTACTTCTGTTTTATCTTCTATTTCTGAAGCTGTAATTGATGGACTTACTTCAGTAAATGCTTCTGATTATACAGATACGTTCAGTTGTAAACCTAGAGTATTAGATATTAATGGTCCAACTCCATTGGAAATAGAGGATAGAAGTCATTTCATTGGAATAATATCTTGTCAATTTTCAGCAAATGCCTAGTATAATAGAATAGCAATCTAATAAATTTATGGAAGCGATTGAACTGCTCAAGAACAAATTTGGTGTAAGCCAGAAATATATGTATGAATTAAAAGAAGGAGATGTGACAGTTTTAGAAATCTACTGGAATCCATTAACCATTGCAGAAAGAGAAATGATTGTTGCAAAATCTGGAGATTCAGGAACTAATGATGACTTTGCTTTGAATCTTATGATTACAAAAGCATTAGATAAAGATGGCAAAAGGTTATTTCAAGATGGTCACAAAGCATCTCTACGAAGAGAAGTAAATGCAACTACTTTGCAGGATATTCAGCTTGCGATGATAAACTCTGGTTCTGAATATAAGTTGGAGGAAGCGAAAGCAACCTTAAAAAGCTAGAAACGATTGGTTTTTTATGTTTTTCTTAGCGTCAGAACTAAAAATGACAATCAAAGAACTTACCAGCAAAATTACGCAAGAAGAATACATTAATTGGGTCGCTTTTTATGAATTAAAGAAAGAATATGAAGATAAAGCCTATGAAGATGCAAAGAATAAATCACGAGCAAGAAAACGCTAAAAGCGGTACACTAAAATAAAGTTTTGTTTTTACTGTGGCCGATTACGGAGTAAATATAAATTTAAGAGTAAAAGGTCAATCTGGTCTTGATAGGTTAAAAGCAAAAGTAAATGAATTAACTGCAAGTATAGATAAGATTCGTGGTGTAGATATAATGAATCCCCGTAATGTCGGGGGTGCAGGAGGAAAAGATGCTCGCAAAACAATAAAACAATACAGACAAGAAATGGAAAATCTTGTCAAAACAGTTAATAAATCTGAAGGAGTTTTTGGAAAAACAAGAAATCAACAACTTGCTGCTATAGACGCTCTGCAAGAATATTCAAATAGTTTAACTATTGGTTCAAAAAAACAAAAAGCAGCAGTAGCAGCTACGTTGAGGTTAACTCGTCAAACTGATCTTGATACAGTTGCAATACTTGAAAACAATAAAGCATTAAAACAAAACATAGATCTTTCTAACAGAATAAACAAGGGTCAAGGTAATAATTTTAGAGGAGGGATAAATCCTAAAGGAAATCAAGCAGCATTAACAAGTGGGCTTATTTCTGGTGCATTTCCATTGCTATTTGGGCAAGGTCCATTAGGTGCTGCTGCTGGTTTTGCAGGTGGTTTTGCAGGAACTAAGATTGGTGGTCAAATGGGAGGCTTTGCAGGAGGTCTTGTTGCTACTGGTGTTCTTCAGCAACTTACAACTGCAAAAGAAAAAATTGAAGAGTTAGGAAAAGCACTAAGTTTTTTCTCATTCGATGTTTCTGCTGTTAGTAATGCTTTAGGTTTGGTCGGAACACCAGCAGCAGAATATTTAGAATTAATTGAAAAAACAGAAGGCAAACAAGCAGCTTTTAATGAATCAATGAGAAGAATGGAAGAATTAGTAGGGGAAGATGGGGTAAAAGCATTACAAGATTTTGCAGAGTCAACAAGAGAACTTCAATCTTCAATAACTAAATTTATTACTCAAGTTGCTGCTAAAGCTGCTGAATTATTTACAGGAGGAAGCGAAAGAGTTACTGGTTTAAGAAGAAGGCAGTTGCTTGGAGAAGCTAGAGATAGTACCGATACAGCGATTCAAGCTCTACTTACAGAAAGGGCTGGTTTAACAGGTGCAAGTGGTAGAACAAGAAGAGAAGAAATTGATGAGGAAATTATTGCTTTAATGTTAAGCAAAGAAACGAACAAAGAAAATCTTGATTTAGAAAAACTCAGAGCTAAACAGTATGATGAAATAACAAAGTCTGTAGAGAATAAAAATCTATTCTTAAATGAATCTCTTACTTTAGGAACAAGAGAAGCTGAAATACAGCAAAAACTTAGAGAGTTTGATAGAAAAGCTCTTGAGTTTGATAAAGAGATAAATAAACAAGAAAGAGATCAATTTGAAAATGCTTTACGTTTACAGCAAGAACTTGAACGTGTAAATAGTTTATATCAAGGCATTGCTAATACAGTTCAATCAGGTCTTGTTGATGCAATCGAAGGTGCGATAAACGGAACTAAGACTCTTGGTGATGTAGCTCGTAGTGTTTTTGGAGCGATCCAGAGACAACTTATAAATTTTGCTGCAACTTCTTTTTTAAGAGCAATTCCTGGTATTGGTGGATTTTTTGCGAATGGTGGTGTTACCAAGCCTAATAAATCATATATTGTTGGAGAACGTGGGCCAGAACTATTTACCCCAGGAGTTACAGGAAGAGTTACTCCTAATCACGAAATGGGTGGAGGATCTACAAATATTGTTGTTAACGTAGATGCTTCTGGTTCTAATGTCGAAGGAGATGAAGAAGAAGGAAGAGCATTAGGGGTTGCATTATCAGCAGCTATAGAGACAGAATTAATTAAGCAGAAAAGACCTGGAGGTTTACTTGCATAATGGCTACTTTTCCATCAATCACGCCAACTTACGGACAGCAAAAAAGATCTGCACCAAATACAAAAACAATTCGTTTTGCTGATGGCTATGAGCATAGAATATTATTTGGACTTGCTGCACATCAAAACCCAAAAGTTTATAACTTTACTTTCAATGTATCAGAAACAGATGCAGACACTATAGAAGGGTTTCTTGATAGTCGTGCAAATGATAGTGCCAGTTTTACTTTTACTCCACCTGGAGAAGGGTTTACAAAAACAGGAACTTACTCTCAATCAGGAACTACAGTAACAATTACAATCACAAGTCATGGTGTAGCTGTAGGAGATGAGCTTACTATTGATTACACTTCTGGATCTGCAACTGATGGTACATTTCTTGTTGCTTCTGTAACTGATTCAAATGTCTTCACTGTTACTGCTGCTGCTAGTGCAACTAACAGTGGTAATGTTTCGATTACTTTGTCGGGTGCTGGTCAATATGTTTGCGAAAACTGGACAAAATCTATACCATATAACAATAGAGCAACAATTCAAGCAACATTTAGAGAGGTGTTTGAACCATGAGCAGTTCTGCTATTGTTAGTAATCTTCAGAATACGAACCCATCGGCAATAATTGAACTTTTTACTTTGCAACTTGATAATGATTTGCATGGTGCTACTACTATTTATAGATTTCATGCAGGGAGTAGTCTTAAAGATAATGGAGAAATAGTCTGGGCTGGTAATAGTTACCAAAGATTTCCAATACAAGCAGAAGGTTTTGCTTTTAGAAAAGGAATGTTACCTAGACCAACATTAACTGTTAGTAATGCACTTGGTACAATTACAGCCATTTTGTTAACTGTAAATACAACAACTGTTGGTAATGATCTTACTGGTGCAACTGTTACTCGTATCAGAACTCTTGCAAGATTTTTAGATGCTGTAAATTTTCCTGGAGACATAAATCCTTATGGAACACCAGATTCTACAGCAGAGTTTCCGCAGGAAATATATAAAATAGATCGAAAATCAACAGAAAATAGAGATGTTGTTCAATTTGAACTTGCATCTGTATTTGATCTTGCTGGTATTCGTGCTCCTCAAAGGCAATGTACCAGAGCCGAGTTTCCTTCTATTGGTACGATTGCAACATGAATTGGAAAGACGCTGCACTTAATCATGCTGAAACCGAAGATCCAAAAGAATCTGTTGGTCTTTTGTTGAATGTAAGAGGTAAGGAAAAATACTATCCTTGTCGTAATCTTTCAATGACAGCACATCAATGTTTTATTCTTGATCCAGAAGATTATGTGAAAGCTACAAATATAGGAGAAGTTACTGCTGTTGTTCATAGCCACCCAACAACACCACCAGAAGCTAGTCAAGCAGATAAAGTTGCGTGTGAACAAAGTAAACTTCCGTGGCATATTGTCAATCCAAAAACAAAGAAATGGGGATATTATGAACCACAGGGATATGAAGCACCTTTGCTTGGTCGACAATGGGTATGGGGTATTACAGATTGTTGGAGTTTAGTAAGAGATTATTACAAACAAGAAAGAGGTATAGAGTTGAAAGATTATGAAAGAACTATTACTCCAGAAGAGTTTATGAAAGATCCTTTATTTGAAAGTTATGCTTGGCGAACAGGATTTAGAGAACTTAGAGCAGATGAAAAGTTACAAACTGGAGATGTTTTATTGATGAGTATTTTAGATTCAACTTTAAATCATGTAGCTATTTTTCTTGGAGATGAAGTATTACATCATTTAACCGATAGACTGTCTTGTAGAGAACCATATTCTCCGTGGTTGTTAAAATGCACTGGAAAGAGGTATCGTTATGCTTCGTAAAATAAAATTATATGGAGAACTTGCAGAATTTGTAGGACATAAAGAGTTTGAAGTAAAAGCAGATACTTTAGCTAGTGCAGTTAGTTTTTTAGTAAATAATTTTGAAGGAATAGATAGATTTATGAACCCTAAATATTATCAGGTAAAAGTTGGTAATTATGCAGTAGATGAATCAGAACTTTCTCATCCTATTGGACAGGAAGATATACATTTTGTTCCAGTTATCACTGGTGCTGGTAGAGGATTTGGAAAAATACTATTAGGTGCAGCATTAATTGGCCTATCATTTTTACCTATTGGAACTTCAGCAGGATTAGGTGTTGCTTTTTCTAAAGGTCTTGCCAAAGTAGGTTTTATTCAAAAAGGATTAGCTGGATTAGGTGCTGCTCTTGTTTTATCTGGTGTGAGTGATATGTTGTTTCCTTTACCTAAAATTGAGAATTTTGAATCAGAAGAAAATCCAAAATTATCATTTAGTTTTGGTGGAACGCAGCAAACAGGAAGGGCAGGAACTCCTGTTCCTTTAGTTTACGGAGAAATATTTACTGGTAGTGTTGTAATAAGTGGAAGTGTTGATACTGAACAGGTACAGGCATGATCGAAGAAAAATATCCAATTAAAGGTTCTGGTGGTGGTGGCAGTAGTCCTCCTCCAGCACCTCCGCAACCAACCAGAGAACCTGATACTTTACATAGTAGGCAGTTTGCAACCTTTCTTGATCTTGTTTCAGAAGGAGAGATAGAAGGTTTTGCAACAGCATCTAAAGAAGGAAGAACAAAAGGTACAACTGCATACAATAATGCTGCATTAAAAGATGTTTTTCTGAATGACACTCCAGTATTGAGAGCTTCAGCAGACTCTACAGATCCCCAAACCACAGATTTTAACTTTCAAGATGTAAAGTTTACACCCCGATTTGGCACTGGAGATCAGACAAAAATACCTGGAATTGAAAGTAGTGTATCAACAACAAGTGTTGGGGTTACAGTTACCGCAAGCACTCCCGTTACTCGTCAGATAACAAATACAAATGTTGATGCAGTAAAAGTATCAGTTACATTTCCACAATTACAAAAAGCCACTGATGCTGGAGATTTATTAGGTTCCTCTGTCCAACTTAAAATAGCTGTTCAATATAATTCTGGTGGTTTTACAGATGTTATTACTGACACTATCAGAGGTAGAAGTGGAGATGCGTACCAAAAAGATTATCGTGTAAATATCACTGGATCGTTTCCTGTTGATATAAGAGTCAGTAGAGTCACAGCAGATAGTACAGATACCAATTTAAGAGATACTTTTCAGTGGACAAGTTTTGGAGAAATCATTGATGATGCTTCAACATATTTGAATAGTGCATATAGTTCGATAAGACTAGATTCGATGCAGTTTAGTTCTATTCCTGCTCGTAAATTTAGAATCAGAGGTATCAAAGTTAGGATTCCAGGAGCAGGTGCATCTAGTTCTGGTACTCCAAGTGTGGACAGTGCTACAGGCAGGATAGTGTACCCAGATGGATATATTTTTAACGGAGTAATGGGTGCTGCTGTATGGACTTCATGCCCTGCGATGGTGTTACTTGATCTTCTCACAACTTCAAGGTACGGATTTGGAGATCACATAACAGATAGTTCTCTTGATCTTTTTAGTTTTGTAAATGCCAGTAAGTTTGCTAATACACTTGTTGATGATGGTGCTGGAGGACAGGAAGCTAGATTTAGCTGCAATGTAAATATTCAAAGTCCTAGAGAAGCATTTGATTTAATTAATGACTTAGCAGGTGTAATGAGATGTATGCCGATATGGTCTGCTGGAACAATAACAATTACACAAGATAAGCCTACCGATCCAAGTTATTTGTTTACCTTATCAAATGTAACCGAAGAAGGTTTTTCATATTCTGGCAGTAGCCTGAAAACAAGACATAGTGTTGTATCTGTGTCTTATTTTAATATGGATAGTCAAGAGCCAGATTTTGAAGTAGTAGAAGATGCAACTGCAATATCTAAAATAGGAACTGTAGTAAAACAAGTAAAAGCATTTGCCTGTACTTCGAGAGGTCAAGCTAGAAGATTAGGTAAAGCAATATTATTTGCAGAGCAAAACGAAAGTGAAGTTGTTGCATTTGCTACTTCCATTGATTCTGGTGCGGTTGTAAGACCAGGTGCAATTATTGAGATTCAAGATCCTGTAAGGGCAGGAGTAAGAAGAGGTGGAAGATTATCTGCTGTCACTTCTACAACTGTTGTTACTGTTGATGATACTGCTGCAACAGATTTAGCGGTAGATGCTAGTGGTAATCCCGTTGGAGATGCAAAACTAGCTGTAATTTTACCCGATGGATCGTTTGAAAGTAAGGCAATCTCATCTGTATCAGGTGGGACTATTACTGTAAGTTCCGCTTTCTCTCAGACTCCTAATGTAAATGCAAACTTTCTTATATCAAACGTTACTACTCAATCTCAATTATTCAGAGTAATAACAGTAGAGGAGCAAGATGGTATTAATTATGCAATCACAGCTTTATCTTATGTTGAAGGCAAGTATGCGTTTATTGAAGATGGCGAAGCATTAACAGCAAGAACTGTATCAAAACTAAATTCTCTTACTGAACCTCCATCTGCTTTAAATGCTGTTGAAAGAATATTCCCTATCAATAATCAGGCTGTATCAAAAATTGTTATTAGTTGGGCTCCTATTGTTGGTGTTGTGCAATATCAGGTTAATTACAGATTTGAAGATGAAAACTTTATAAGTGAAAAGGTATCAAGACCTGATTTTGAAATAATGAACAGTAGAAAAGGAACTTATACGATCCAAGTGTTTTCATATAATGTTTTAGATCAACTATCAGCAACTTCTACCAATATTACTTTTGAAGCTGTTGGTAAGACAGCAGTTCCACAGGATGTTACAGGATTACTTGTTGAACCAGTTTCAGATCAGTTTGTACGACTACGTTTTGACAAAGCCACAGATATTGATGTTACACATGGTGGAAACGTAGTTGTCAGACATAGTAACCTTACAGATGGAACGGGTACATTTACTAATTCTGTTGATATTATTCCTGCTCTACCAGGAAACGTATCTGAGACATTAGTACCAGCAGTAGATGGAGAGTATATCCTTAAGTTTAGAGATGATGGTGGCAGACTAAGTTCTGGAGAAACTTCTGTTGTTGTAACAACTCCTGATCCTGTACCTAAATTACTTGTATTAGCAGATAGAGAAGATACTGATTCTCCTCCTTTTGCTGGAGATAAAGTTGATTGTTTCTTTTCTGATGATGTAAATGGACTTGTCCTTGGATCGTTAGAAACGTTAGATAATGTAACTGACTTTGATACCATTCCTGATTTTGATTTCTTAGGTGCTGTTGATATTACTGGTGGTCATTATGATTTTGCTTCCAAATTGGATTTAGGTGGTAAGCAACCACTTAGATTAAAACGTCATTTTGTAACACAGGGTTTTTATCCTAACGATCTGATTGACAAGAGAACTGCAAATATTGATACCTGGACAGACTTCGATGGTGCTACTGCATTTGATGTCAACGCCAAACTATTGGTAGCAACAACTGACAGCGATCCAGCTACATCTGATTCAGCCACCTATACACAATCTGGAACGACAATAACAGTAACAAAATCTAGTCATGGATTTAGTATTGGTACTTTTGTCGATATTGATTTTACAAGTGGTGGTGCAACTGATGGATATTTTGAAGTTCAATCCGTTCCAAGTAGCAGTACTTTTACTGTTACAGCATCATCTAGTGCAACAATATCAAGTAGCAACTGCAATATTGGAGCAGGATTTACTAAGTTCAACACACTTGCCAATGGAACATTTATTGGTAGAGGATTTAGATTCAGATGTGAAATGGATTCAGATGACCCTGCACAATCTATTGAGATAGATCAATTAGGCTATACAGCAGAACTTGATAGCAGAACTGAAACTGTCAATACTGCAATAGCATCTGGTACGTCAAGTAAGGCAGTTACATTCCAACATCCTTTCTTTACAGGTACTTCTGAACTTGGAGGATCTACTTCTGCTTATCTGCCTAATATTGGAATTACGATAGAAAATGCACAATCAGGAGATTTCTTTGCCCTGTCCGGTATTT